TGCAAATGCTACTGATGTTGGTGATTTAACCTTTGCTAGTGCTAGAAGAGAACCGGCCGGACAATCATCTATAGTTTCCGGATATACATCAGGAGGTGCGAATGAAAATTATTCTCCTTCGATTTTAAATATAATAGATAAATTTCCTTTTGCAACCGATGCTAATGCAACTGATGTAGGTGATCTAACAGTGGTTAGATATGAATCGGCCGGTCAACAATATTAATTTTTTAACTATGGTGAATTATGAATATGATACATTTTTGTGGTGGGCTTCCCAGATCGGGAAGTACCATTTTGATGAATATACTGCAACAAAATCCTAGAGTTTTCACAACAGGCACATGCGCTCTTTTAAATATCTTACAAGATAATATCTTAATTAAATCAAGATACTCAGAACCGTTTCAAGCTATGTCAACAGAACAAGCTGACAAAGCAATGTATGGGCTTATTCATGGTGCAACAAAAGGATGGTTTGAAGCTTTAACCGAAAAGCCAGTTGTCATATCCAAAAGACATGGATGGTCAAATCTGTTTCATCTTTTTACACAATCAAAATTTATATGTGTCATTAGAGATTTAAGAGATATTGTTGAAAGTTTCGAAAAAATAGCAAACAAAACTCTAGCACTTCATTCTTTTGGTAACGATGGTAGCTTTACCCCTTCGATGCATTATCAAGAAAAATATCGTTATTATTTTAATGAAAGTAACTCTTTATCGAAAAATTTACAATATGAAATTCCAAGAATGATGGAGATTTTTAAACAAAAGAAATCTAACGTAATTTTTATACGATATGAAGACTTCACAAAGCAACCATATTATATTTTAGAAAAACTATATAAATTTTTAAATGAAGAATATTTTGAACACAGTTTAAATAAAATTAACCAATCAGAATTATTTGAACATGATCATGCTTACTTCAGAGAAAGAACGGAACATACCACACTGAGTAAGTTTAAATATTTTTCCGAGCCAGAAAGAGTTCTTTCGGATAAATTTCACGATTTAGTCGTGCAAGAAAATAAATGGTTTTATGAGGCATTTTATCCAGATGTACTAACGAATAAACTATGAAAGGTGAATGATGAAAAGCACTATTGAATATTTTGAGAAGAACGGATACGTAGTTTTAAAAGATGCATTGACTAAACAACAATGTAAACAGCTAACAAAACACATGTTCGATTTGCATGAAAATGGTAAGTTGGTCAAAGATGAACAATGCCCACTTTCAGATGCAATATATGGTGATCCAATCTTCGATAACATTTTACAAAAATTTGCAAAGCCTATTGGTGATGCAGTGGGAAAAGAATTACTACCCACATACACATATGCAAGAATTTATCGACCAGGCGAAATATTAAAAAAACATAAAGATAGGCCAGCATGTGAAATAAGCGCAACAATGACTTTGGGTTTTGATTCGGAACCTATTTGGCCTATATTATTTGACGAAGAAAAGGAAATACCCGTTGAATTGGATGTGGGGGAAATGGCAGTATATAAGGGCTGTGACATTCTACATTGGAGAACTCCTTTTAAAGGGCAATGGCACGTTCAGGTTTTCTTGCATTATGTGGATGCAAATGGTCCATATAAAAATCATTTCAAAGATGGAAGAGATTCATTTGGTGTTCAAAAACAATCAAATGTTGAAAATAAAAAACGTTCTTTTATAAATGAATTGTCTGAGCAACAAAGTAAAAATATAGAACAACAAATCACAGTACCTAAACCGATTTTTAATTCTGTTATCATACCAAGTGGCGATAATTATTTTCCTGGTTACTTTTGTATTGATTCAAAGAATGTGCCAGAATTAAAATTCAATTTGTCTGAATGCAATTCAATAATTTCTCTATCGAAAAAAAGATATCCAACAACAGCCAGTGTTGGTGGTTCTACTGAAAATAGTAGAATTTCTAAAGATATAAGATCGGCCAATATTTTCAATATAGAAAATAATGAAGAAAATAAATGGATCTATGAAAAAATAGCAAACATTGTTTCTTTTGTAAACGCTGTGCATTTTAAATATGACATTTCAGGAATTACACACGGAATTCAGTTGATTGAATATTGTTCTGAAGATAAAGTACAGGGTCATTATGATTGGCATGTCGATTCTGGAAATGGGCAACCAGCATCTAGAAAAATATCTGTAACCATTCAGCTATCGGATCCGGAAGATTATGAGGGGTGCGAACTTATTATAAATAACCATGCTCATATAGTTACCGGAACAAAAGAAAAAGGTTCAGTACACCTTTTTCCCAGTTACATGTTACATAAAGTAGAACATGTTACCAAAGGTACAAGATATGCATTAGTAATTTGGGTGCATGGTCCAGGAAGATTTAAATAAGGAGATTTTAATGGCTGTCGTAGAATATAAAGATCATGTTTTTCACGGTGACCACAGAAGACTTATACCAGGATTTATCAGTAATGGTGGGCAGTGGCAAAATCCAAAGAATCATACATTTGTTGGCTGGGTTAAGGAAAATGCAGACTTTTATGTCCCTTGGGCAACATTAAAAGCATTGTCAAAAGAAGATTTTGTTCAAAGGGCTTTACAAATTCACGCTGAAAATCCTATATCTTTGCCTATAGACCGGATGAATCCAGCAAGAGAAATGAAAGTTTTAACAGAACAAGAAGTTATAGAACACGCGCAAGAATGGTATGATAACTACGTTTCATATTGCACTGAACATCATTAAAAAATGAGGTTATAATGGAAGAAAAAGGTAATGAATTGACTGTTTTTGAGGAAATACGTAGAGATTTAGCACTCAATAGTAATGACGTAAAGATTCCTCTTTCTATGGTTTTTGGTAGAGGCACAACTGCTGGAAATGTCCAGAGTTTTGGTGGTAATTCTTTAGTTGAAAATACGCAAAAAGTTGATCTGGCTCTTGCTAATGTCGGTGAACTTCAAACTATTTGGAATCACAGTCACACTCAATGGATGTGGAAGCATTTAAATTTAAGTTGGCATGCTCCTTTGAAAAATATGAGGCAAATTGCGGCTGAGATAAACAGAAAAAAATCTGCTCTGAATGAAGCTAAATGGAGACAAATTGAATCTGAAGTAAAGATTAGAAAAATAGAAGATGAATTGCAAAAAGGTAATCAAGACGGGTCTTTGGATTATTGGAGAGAAGTAGAACTTAAAATTAAGTTGGCAAAACTAAAAGAAGGTATTGCAGAAGGTGTAGTGGTAATTGAAGGTGCAATGAAAGATGTTCTTGTTTTAAATGAACTATATGAACAATTAAAACAAAAAGTTTCAGGGTTTTCTGAGGCTGATGTAGAAAAAGAAGAAACAAAAAATCATTTGAAAAGAGCATTAGTTCAAAGTATACGAGATGTTCGAATGACAGGTGCAATCAGTAAAGGTGAACAGGAATATATCGAACAAATTGGTATCAATCCAATGAAATTGCAATCTCTTTTAAGAAAGTATGTAGAAAGTGAGGCAAAGTCTGAATCATGGGATGTTAGTGAACTGTATGAATTTGTGGATGGATTGACAGATGAGCTAGTTGACTCATATAAAGTCGATGCAAAAAGAATGGCTTTACAGGGATTTTCTACAGAAATAATGGAAAATTTTACACAATCTGAAAAAGTGGCCCTCCTTTCAGACGATAGACAGGATGAAAAATAATGCCTCCATTAATGCTTGCTAAAAAAATTTTAGAATTAGATGAAAAAGAATTACTTAAAATTCTAAAACAATTGGAAATGGAAGAAAGAGATTTTTATAACCTCCTTAGGGAAAAAGTAGAAGATATTTAAATGACCATACGAATAAGAAAAAATAGTATTGAATTTGAAACTCCCAATGGAAACACTTATACTATTTCAGAGGTCAGTGATGGTTTCACTTTTGATGGGAGAATATCCTTTGTAAATAATATTTTAAGTTCTGGTTATATTTCGGGAGGTTACACAGGGACACCTCCCTCTATTAACTTTGTTGTAACAAATCAAATTCAAAAATTTCCTTTTGCGGTTGATACAAATTCTACTGATGTTGGTGACTTAACCTTCTCTAGAAGTGATGCTGCTGGACAGTCATCCACTGTTTCTGGCTATACTTCAGGTGGTTCAACTGGAAGTTTTTCAAACGTAATAGATAAATTTCCTTTTTCGGCAAATGCTAATGCAACAGACGTTGGTGATTTGACTATTGCAAGATATGGTGTCGCTGGGCAATCTTCTTCTATTTCCGGTTATTCATCCGGAGGTTTATCTCCTCCATCCAATTTTTCAAACGTAATAGATAAATTTCCTTTTGCAGCAAATGCAAATGCAACTGATGTTGGAGATTTAACTGTTGCAAGGCGATTTCCTGCTGGACAGTCATCTACAACTTTTGGTTATTCAACCGCAGGAAATGTTCCAATTAACAGTGGAAGTAATGTGATAGATAAATTTCCATTTGCGACAGATGCTAATGCAACTGATGTTGGAGATTTAACTGTTTCGAGGCAAAGTCCTGCTGGGCAATCATCCACAGTTTCAGGTTATACTTCAGGGGGATACACAGTTCCGATTAATATTCAAAATGTAATAGATAAGTTTCCATTTTCAACGGACGCCAATGCAACTGATGTTGGTGATTTGTCTCAATCAAGATCGTCTGTTTCTGGGCAATCATCCTTTGTTTCCGGTTATACATCAGGAGGTAATATTAGTACAAGTCTTTCAGCTCCCGTTTTTTTCGTAAATACGATAGATAAGTTTTTATTTTCAACGGACGCTAATGCAACTGATGTTGGTGATTTACTTGCTGCATTAAACGATTCAGCAGGTCAACAAGTTTAGGAATAAAAATGCCAATAAACATTTACGAAAATGAAATTGAATTCGACAGTGTTTCTATTTCAGTTGATGAACAGGGGCTTGTTTTAAACGGAAACTTTGTTGCTGCCGCTCTTGGTAATACAGTAGCACAAGGTGTTATAGCTGGTTATACATCAGGTGGTTACATTTCTCCATCTTCACAATCAAACGTCATAGATAAATTTCCCTTTGCCACAAATGCAAATGCAACTGATGTTGGTGATTTAACTATTGCTAGATATTCCGTTGCTGGGCAATCATCTACTGTTTCTGGATACACATCAGGTGGATATTCTTTTCCACCTGCCACTTTTTATAATGTAATAGATAAATTTCCTTTTGCAAGTAACGGAAATGCGACAGACGTTGGTGACTTGTCTGTAACAAGGAGAGGACCATCAGGGCAATCCTCTAGTATTTCTGGTTATAGTTCTGGAGGAAATACTCCTCCTTTATCAAATGTAATAGATAAGTTTCCATTTTCCACAAATGCAAATGCGACTGATGTTGGAGATTTAACTAGTTCTAAAAGAAATCTTTCAGGTCAATCTTCTACTGTTTTTGGATATGCCTCTGGTGGTTACTCAACAACCGCCTCACCAAATTTTTTAACCGCAATAGATAAATTTCCCTTTGCCACAAATGCGAACGCAACTTCTGTTGGTAATTTAACATTTTCAAGACAAACTGGAGGAGGGCAATCATCCATAGTTTCAGGTTATACATCAGGAGGAAGTCGCCCTTTGCCAGTAAATATAATAGATAAATTTCCATTTGCGACAGATACAAATGCAACTGACGTAGGAGATTTAACTGTAAGTAGAACAGGCACAGGGCAATCCTCAACTGTTTCTGGATATACTTCTGGAGGTTATGTCAATCCTCCATTTTCCTATTCAAATGTCATTGATAAATTTCCATTTGCGACAGATGCAAATGCAAGTGATGTTGGAGATTTAACTGTCACAAGAAGCAGTGCTGCCGGGCAACAAATATAAGGTTTCAAAATGTCAATTCAAATATTACCGGATAAAATTTTAATAGGACCATATACACTTAGAGACCTGGGTGACGGTAGGTTATCTTTTGACGGTAATGTCTATGCAAAATCATACGCACCGCAAACAGGCAAATATTTAGCCGGCAACCTTTCTGGGTATACATCAGGAGGATATGTTAGCACATACGTAAATACAATAGATAAATTTCCTTTTGCAGCAAATGCAAATGCAAGTGATGTTGGAGATTTAACCTCTAGTAGATATAGCCCCGCAGGGCAATCTTCAACAGTTTCAGGTTATGCATCTGGAGGTGCTTCTTCAAGCCCCACCAATATAATAGATAAATTTCCTTTTGCGACAAACGCAAATGCTGCCGATGTTGGTGATTTAAGTGTTGCAAGGCAAAATGTATCTGGCCAATCATCTTCTTTTTTTGGTTATACATCAGGAGGAAATGAGGCTCCTGGAGCGGCATCAAATGTGATTGATAAATTTCCTTTTTCGACAAACGCAAATGCAACTGATGTAGGAGATTTAACTGTAGCAAGATACTTATCCACGGGGCAATCATCTACTGTTTCAGGTTATACATCAGGAGGTTCACCTCCTTTTAGAAATGAAATAGACAAGTTTCCTTTTGCAACAAATGCAAATGCAACTGATGTTGGCGATTTAACTATTCAAAGAGCTTCTCCTGCTGGGCAATCATCTACTGTTTCAGGTTATTCATCCGGCGGTGATAATGGTGGCCCAACATCCACCACGGATGTAATAGACAAGTTTCCTTTTGCAACAAATGCAAATGCAACTGATGTTGGCGATTTAACTGTATCAAGATATAGTCCCGCAGGGCAATCATCTATAATTTCGGGTTATTCATCTGGAGGTCTTACTTTTAGTATTTCAAACGTCATAGATAAATTTCCCTTTGCCACAAATGCAAATGCAACTGATGTTGGTGATTTGACTGTATCTCGTTGGCTTGCGACAGGGCAACAAATATAGTACACTAAATAATTTTAAATTGATTTGAAAGGAAATTATTATGAAAAAGATTTTGATCATGGGTCTTCCAGGTTCAGGTAAGACATACTTTGCGGAAAGATTGAAAAAATATTTAGAAGATAATAGCAATTTACAGAATTGCCCAGAAGGGACATTATCAAATTATGAAACTGTTCCATTACACTGGAAAGCAAAAGTTGACTGGTTCAATGCCGATGAAGTTAGAAAGCGGTATAACGATTGGGATTTTAGTCACGAAGGTAGAATCCGTCAAAGCCTAAGGATGGCTGAGTTTGCCTTAAAATGCAAAGGTGATTATGTGATTTGTGATTTTGTCGCACCTCTAGTTGAGATGAGAAACAACTTCAAAGCAGATTGGACCATCTGGATGGACACAATCGATGCAGGAAGATTTGAAGACACTAATAAGGTATTTGTACAACCAGAAGTGTATGATTTTAGAATTAATGAAATGAATGCTGAAAAATGGGTTTCATTTGTCGGTGAACATATCTTAGAAAACAAAAGACGCCCAACTTTTGACTGGAAAAAAGAGACTGTACAAATGTTGGGAAGATGGCAACCATGGCATGCTGGGCACCGTGCTTTATTTGAGAGAGCAATCAGAAAAACTGGGCAAGTGGTAATTCAAATTCGTGATTGCCAAGGTTGGCAAGGCACTAATCCTTTTGCGATTGAACAAGTTAAAAACTATATTCGAAAAGATTTGGATCTACAGTATCAAGGAATGTATACGATTCAGGTTGTTCCAAATATCGTAAATATCACGTATGGAAGAGATGTTGGTTACAAGATTGAACAAGAAGTTTTTGACGAATCAATACACAACATCAGCGCAACAAAGATTAGAAAAGAAATGGGTTTCGATAAATAATCCATTATATTCTAAAAGGGCAGAAAAATGCCAGCAGTAACTAATAGAAACACATTCAAAGACTATTGTTTACGAAGACTGGGTTTTCCTACGATTGAAATAAACGTTGATGATGATCAGGTAGAAGACCGTATCGATGACGCTTTACAATATTGGCAAGATTATCACTTTGATGCTTTACAGAAGGTTTATTATATCCGTGCATTAAACTCTACGGATATGACCAATAAGTACATAAATTTGGATCCTTCTGTAACACTAGACACAAGTGGCAACTCTGTTAATATTATTGGTGTTACTCGTGTATTTCCAATCTCAGACTCAATTAACCAAAACAATATGTTCGACCTCAGATACCAACTGCGTCTGAACGAACTGTATGATTTTACGTCTGCCTCCTATATCAATTATACTTTAACAATGCAGCATCTCCGTTCATTGGAACTTCTATTTACCGGTGAAGTTCCAATACGCTTTCAACGTCACATGCATCGTTTGTACTGTGACTGGGGTTGGGGAACTGCTGTTCAAGCTGGTACAGTCGTTATTGCTGAATGTTTTGCGCTTATCAAACCAGAAGATTATATTTCGGTGTGGAATGACCGATGGTTAAAAGAGTATGCTACCTCATTGATAAAAAGAAACTGGGGAAGCAATCTCAAAAAGTTTGCTGGAGTACAACTGCCCGGAGGTGTAATGCTGAATGGGCAAGTAATTTATGATGAGGCTGTAGAGGAAATAAAGGCTCTAGAACAAGAAATGCAAAGCAAATATGAACTTCCAGTGGACTTTTATCTAAACTAATGGCTACCAATCTATATTTTAATAACTTCAATTCAAGCCCAGAACAAAGACTTGTCGAGGACTTGATGATCGAGACCATTAAAATTAATGGTGTCGATTGCTATTATATTCCAAATATAAATGAAGCAGCCAGAGACCTTCTTTATGGTGAAGATCCACTTAAAAAATTTACTGCCGCATACCCTCTTGAATTGTATATCACAAATGTAGATGGTTACGAAGGTGAGAGGGAGTTTTTCTCTAAATTCGGGCTTGAAATTCGTAACAACATGTCGGTAATTATATCAAAAAGATCGTTTGCTCGTTGGGTTCCACAGACATATCACCGCCCAAGAGAAGGTGATTTAATTTACATACCTTTCTTTGCGCAGACGGGTGAGATGTATGAGATTAAATATGTAAACTTCTCAGAAGCATTCTATGTTTTAGGTAACAAGTATCCATATTTCTATAAACTTGAGTTAGAGAAATTCAAATACTCACAAGAAACTATCGATGTTGGTATTCCAATTATAGATGAATTGGTATATCAAGATGCATATTCAATAGAATTGACGGTAAACAAAGCAACAGGAAATGGAAACTTTATACGTGGCGAATCTATACATAACACATCAAATACTGTATATGGAACAGTAACAGACTGGAATGCAAACACAGGTATTATAAAAGTAACCGATCTGTATGGAACTTTTGCTAACAGTATGCTTCTGCGTGGAAATACAAGTAATGCATCTTATACAACAACAGCAGCACCGGATGAATTAAAAGATAATGAAATAAGAGAAATGTATGATAACAAAGTAATTCAAAACGAAGCTGATGTTATCATAGACACAACAGAAACAAATCCTTTTGGTAGAATATCATGACTATAAATTATTCTTACCATAGAATTATCAGAAAAATAATTGTAGCTTTCGGTGATATGTTCAATAGCGTTAAAATTGGAAGATATGATGCCAATGGCAATGAGATTGAAAAATTTCTTGTTCCTTTGTTATACGGCGGTAAAGAAAAATATGTCTCCCGTTTAGAAGGTGATCCGGAACTCGATAAAAAGGTTCAGATTACTCTTCCAGTTATGTCTTACGAAATGACAAACATGTCATATGATGCAGGAAGGAAACTAAATTCAAATTTCAAAAATATCGGATCAAGTTATTCACAAAATGCGGCTTTAGCAGTTTATAATCCAGTGCCATTTGATTTTGATTTTTCTCTTTTTGCTTATGTTCGTAACTTTGAAGATGGTGCTCAAATCATGGAAAAAATTCTTCCATATTTTACACCAGATTATACAGTAAATGTCAATTTATTACCAGAATTAGGTATAATTAAACAACTTCCAATCGTACTAAAGAGTGTATCACACGAAAATGATTATGAAGGTGCTTATGATTCAGATGTTAGAAGAATAATTTGGACTTTAAACTTTACGGTTAAAGGTTACATATATGGCCCAATATCTGAACCAAAGATTATTAGAACTTCAATTACAAATATATTAGATGACAATACATTGAATCATGAAAGTGTCGTAGGTATAACCATGAATTCTGGAGGGTTTGGTAATTATCAACTATCGGAAACAGTATATCAAGGTTACTCGTTTGAAACATCGACAGCTAGTGCAGCCGTAACTAATTGGAATTCTACAACTAAAACTTTGACGATTGGTAAACCGACAGGGCATTTTATTAGTGGGCAGAACGTCATTGGATTAACCACGCACTCAACTTGGACAGCCAATACATTCAGTATAAATCCATCGGATCTTGTAACTATCACCATAACACCAAATCCTTCCAATGTTATTCTTCCAAATAACTATACATATACAACCGTAATAACTGAATTTCCAAATACATAAATGTCAAACTTTGAAAAAAATATGGCTGAAATTTTTGATGTGGTGCCAGTCGAAAAACCAAATTTACCAGTCGCAAAACAAACACCAAGCACAGAAGGTTTGGAAATAGACCTAGATGCCGACTATCTAGAATCTAGACAAACATACAAAGAGCTTATTGAAAAGGGTAATCAGGCCATTGATCATCTTCTGGCAATCGCCTCGGAAACAGAACACCCTAGAGCATTTGAAGTTGTAGCCACACTCATTAAAAACACCACTGAGGCAAACGAAAAGCTTCTAACTATGCAGAAAATGATGCGAGAAATGAAAGGTATGAAATCTAATGATCAAAATAAAGTTTCTGTAGACAAAGCTATATTCATCGGATCGACTGCTGAACTGTCAAAACTAATAAAAGGTAAGAAATCTCTTGATGAATAAAGATTCTTATAGAGATAATCCTCTACTAAAACGTGCAGGAGTACAGCACAATTATACAGAAGAAGAGATTAAAGAATATATTACGTGTTCAAAAGATCCCGTTTACTTTGCGGAAAAATATATTAAGATTGTTAACGTCGATAAAGGTTTGATACCGTTTGATATGTGGCCGTTTCAAAAAGATATGATTCGGTTGTTTCATGAAAACAGATTTGTAATTACAAAATGCCCTCGCCAGGTTGGTAAAACAACCACATCAGTAGGTTACCTTCTTTGGCTAACACTCTTTTCCGATTCTCAAAACATTGCCGTTCTTGCAAATAAAGGTTCTTTAGCTAGAGACATTCTATCCAAGTATCAACTTGCATATGAGAATTTACCAATGTGGTTGCAACAAGGTGTTGTGACCTGGAACAAAGGTAACGTCGAACTGGAAAACGGTTCAAAGATTATTGCTGCTTCAACCTCATCTTCTGCCATTCGAGGTGGTGCTTTCAATGTCGTTTTCTTGGACGAATTTGCGTTCGTTCCAGCCAATATTGCAAATGAATTCTTCAACTCTGTTTACCCTGTTATTTCGTCTGGTAAATCCACAAAAATCATTATAGTTTCCACACCAAACGGTATGAATCTGTTCTACAAGCTTTGGATGGATGCTATAGGCAAGAAAAACGGATACAAACCTTTCCAAATTCACTGGTCCATGGTGCCAGGTAGAGATGAAAAATGGAAAGAAGAAACGATCAAGAACACATCCGAAGAACAATTTAGACAAGAGTTTGAATGTGAATTCTTAGGTTCAACAAATACTCTAATCTCTGGTTCGAAACTTGCGCAACTTGTTTATACTGAACCAGTTATTCGTCATGAATTACTTCATATCTATGAGCCTCCAGTGAAAGGTGATGATGAAAAAACAAAGGATCATATATATGCTATATGCGTAGATCCCTCAGAAGGTAATAATCTGGATGATTCTGCATTTTCTGTCTTTGATATTTCAACAGTACCATATAAACAAGTAGCAAAATACAACAGTTCTTCTATTTCACCTCTTCTTTTCCCCACGGTAATCTACAATACAGCAAAACTATATAATGATGCGTATGTTTTAGTCGAGATTAACAATACTCCTCAAATAGCAGACACGTTACATCGTGATTTTGAATATGAAAATGTTGTAAAGGTTGAAACTGGAAACAAAAAAGCACAGTCAATTGGCACAGGTTTTGGTAGAGGTGTACAGCTTGGTGTGAAAATGTCTGCGCAGGTGAAAAGAATTGGTTGTTCAAATCTGAAAACACTGATTGAATCCAATAAATTAATCATACAAGACTTCGACACAATATCTCAATTAACAACATTTGTATCGGCTCACAACAGTTTCAGAGCAGAAGAAGGTGCAAATGATGATATTGTTATGACACTCGTTATGTTTGCATGGATGACAACTCAACAATATTTTAAAGAAATTGTAAATCATGATCTAAGAAAGCAGATGCAATTGGAAATGATGAATCAAAAGGACGAAGAAATACCTTCCTTTGGGTTATATGATGATGGAAAAGAAGAAAAATACATCGTTGAGGGTGGTGATGTATGGTTAGTAAAAGAAGAAGAATCACTATTTAGATTCTGACTCTAAAATCACCATTTCATAAATATACCATAGGTTAAATTGCCAAAGCAAGATCATATAACAAGGAGATAAAAATGGCATTTCAGATTTCTCCAGGCGTAAACGTTTCCGAGGTCGACCTAACTACAGTCGTACCTGCGGTTTCTACTACTGCTGGTGCTTTCGTTGGACCATTTCAATGGGGTCCAGTCAATAAAAGAACACTTGTTACAAGCGAATCTGCGCTTGTGACTGCATTTGGTAAGCCAGACGGAAATACAGCAACATCTTTCTTTTCTGCGGCTAACTTTTTAGCATACGGAAATAATCTTCAGGTTGTTCGTGCGGCAAATACAACAGCATATAATGCAACACAGAACACAAGTGCTATCGTTCAAATAGCAAGTGAAGATGTATATGATGTTTCATACACATCCGATTCAACATCGGTATCATTTGTGGCTCGATATCCTGGTGCTCTTGGAAATTCATTAAAAGTTTCAATAAATTCTGCTAATACGGCATTAAATGCTTCTACAGCTTTTGCAAGTTGGCAATATAAGAGCAATTTTAGTGCTGCACCAAATACAAGTTCTTATGTTTCAAATGCAGGTGGAGCATATGATCAATTACACGTTATAGTAATTGATGAAGATGGATTATTCAGTAATGGTGCAAAAGGTACAGTTTTAGAAACTTTTCCTTTCTTATCAAAAGCTTCTGACGCAATCTATGATGACGGGTCTCCAGCATATTACAGAACAGTAATTAGAAATCAATCAAAGTACATCTATGCTCTTGGACCAGTTAATCCTACAAACACATCAACAACTTGGGGTTCAACGTCAGTAACAGATTTTTCAGGTATTTCAACTGGCGCAACTGTTTCATTATCAGGTGGAACATCACAAGCAGTACAAGCAGCAGATATTACAACAGGTTGGGATATTTTTTCAAATCCAGATATTGTTGATATTTCATTACTTGTCTCAGGTGATGCAACGACAACAACACAACAAACAGTCATTGATTTGGCTGTTTCAAGAAAAGATTGTATTGCATTCATTTCACCTCCAAGCACAGTTGTCAGTTCTGCAACACCAGACTCAGTAGTTACAACTTGGGCCTCTTCAACACTTGGAAGAGCAACAACATATGCGGTCGCAGATAGTGGCTGGAAATATCAATTCGACAAGTATAACAATTTATATCGTTGGATACCATTAAACGGAGATATTGCCGGGCTATGTGTTCGCACAGATCAAACAAATGATCCTTGGTTCTCACCTGCTGGTGTTAATCGAGGTGCAATTAAAAATGTAGTCAAATTGGCATGGAATCCATCACAATCTCAACGTGATGCAATTTACTCGGTAGGTGTAAATCCTGTAGTTTCTCTACCAGGGCAAGGCACAATACTATATGGCGATAAAACATTAATAACACAACCTTCTGCTTTTAGTAGAATTAATGTCCGTCGTTTGTTTATCGTACTTGAAAAAGCAATTTCAACTGCTGCTAAATTCTCACTGTTTGAACTTAACGATGAATTTACTAGAGCGCAATTTGTGGCAATCGTTGAACCATTTTTACGTGACGTTAAAGGTCGCCGTGGTATTTACGATTATCGTGTTGTTTGTGATACAACAAATAATACTGCTCAAGTAATCGACTCGAACCAGTTTGTTGGTGACATTTATATTAAACCTGCACGTTCTATCAACTATATTCAGTTGAACTTTGTTGCAGTACGTAGCGGCGTAAGCTTCAGTGAAATCGTTGGTTCTGTCTAATAAATAATAGGAAATAGGAGAAAACAATGGCTTTTAATGTAGCAGAGTTCAGAGCAAATCTTGTAGGAGATGGTGCTCGTCCAAATCTGTTCCAAGTCACAATGACTTTTCCAACATTTAGTACAGAGGCAACAACTTCTGCACAAGCATTAACATTTTTATGTAAGAGCGCACAGTTGCCAGGTTCAACACTTGGCACTGTCCCACTGTTTTACTTTGGGCGTGAATTAAAATTTGCTGGAAATAGGAATTTCGCTGACTGGACAATTACAATAATCAACGATGAAAACTTCAAAGTTCGTAAAGCTTTTGAATCTTGGATGAACGGTATTAATTCACATACAACTAATCTCAGAAACGGAGTTGCAGGTTCACCAACAGGTTATTCTGTCGATGCGAAAGTAAATCAATATGACAAAGGCGGAAATATTATCAAAGCATATAACTTTGTAGGTGCATTCCCTGTTGACTTAGCACCAATTGATCTTGACTGGGGTTCGAATGATGCAATCGAAGAATTTTCGGTAACCCTAGCGTATCAGTGGTGGGAATCGGATACTACTTCTTAATATAGAGGGGCATAAGCCCCTCATTATGTTTAATTTGAAAAGAAAGAGAAATCAATGGCTTTGAACTTGTTCGGCTTTCAAATCTCAAGACAAAAGACTGAAGTACAACAACAGTCTGAGAAAACTTTTGCCGTCCCATCCAATGAGGACGGTGCATTAACTATTTCCGCCGCGGCATATTATGGTACATATGTTGATTTAGACGGAACGGCAAAAAATGAGGTTGAATTAATTTCTCGTTATAGAGAAATGGCAATGCAGCCAGAAATTGAATCTGCAATCGATGACATTGTTAACGAAGCTATCGTTCAAAATGACAACGGGCAATCGATTCGAATTATTATGGACGATCTAAAGCAACCAGACAAAATTAAAAAAGCCATTGAAGAAGAATTCAAAATTATACTCAGAGTATTAAACTACAATAATATGGCTACGGATATTTTCCGTAGATTCTACGTAGACGGAAGATTGTTCTATCACATTATTATCGATCAAGAAAACCCACAGTCTGGTATTAAAGCACTTAGATATATTGATCCCAGAAAGATAAGAAAAGTTCGTGAAGTTAAGAAAGAAAAAGATAAATCAACAGCAGCAGATGTGGTAACAACTGTAAATGAATATTATATTTACAACGACAAAGTAGTTTCAGGTACTTCATCCAGTTATGGACCTGTAGGCGTCCGTATCGCAAAAGACTCTATCATCAATATCAATTCAGGATTGATGGATTCTCGTCGTGCAGTTGTGCTTTCGTATCTACACAAAGCAATCAAACCACTCAATCAGTTACGTATGATTGAAGATGCTACGGTCATTTACCGTATATCAAGAGCACCAGAACGTAGAATTTTCTATATCGATGTAGGCAATTTACCTAAATTAAAGGCTGAACAATACCTACGCGACATTATGGTCAAGTATAAAAATAAACTTGTCTATGATGCTCAGACAGGTGAAGTCCGTGATGATAGAAAATTCCTGTCAATGATGGAAGATTTCTGGCTACCTCGTCGAGAAGGTGGTAAAGGTACAGAAATTACAACATTACCTGGTGGGCAAAATCTAGGTGAACTAGAAGACGTTAAATACTTTGAAAAAAAATTGTACAAAGCATTAAATGTTCCAGTATCACGTTTAGATCCAAATCAAACTGGATTTTCACTTGGCAGAGTTGGTGAAATTACACGTGATGAAGTAAAGTTTTCAAAGTTTGTTGATCGCCAAAGGCAGAAGTTTGCAGAAGTTTTCGATCAAGCACTGCGTGTGCAATGTGTACTAAAAGGTATTTGTACATCTGATGAGTTCGACGAATTTAAAGAGTACATATACTACGATTTCTTAAAAGACAATAATTTTGCCGAGTTAAAAGAAGCAGAATTGGTAAGAGAACGTTTGTCACTTCTTGGTTCTGTAGACCCGTATGTTGGGCGTTATTATTCGATGGAGTGGATACAAAGAAATGTATTGAGAATGACGGATGATGATATCAAAGAAATGCGTAAACAAATTGACGATGAAAAAGAAGCAGGATTAATTTTAGATCCAATGCAAATTGCGCAACAAGGGCAAGCAGAATTAGCTGCTGATGCGGCCGATGCAAAAACTGGAAATGCTCCAACATCTCCTGCAATTTCAAATGCTTCACCAGTATCCGGAGATACAGCAGATAATAAACCAGTAAAAGGTGATTTGAGTTTGAAAGAATCTCTCGCATTGCGTATGCTGAAAAGAGTGGTATAAATAATTTATATTTAATGGAGAAAAATAATGCCAGATGAAAATATTCAAGCAGTAGTTGACAATGCTCTCGTCGATAACGCCACAGAAATGAGAGCTGCGCTTTATAATGCAATCAATGATAAAATTTTTGATGCATTAGAACAACGTAAACAAGAGATGGCAAGAAACTTTATTTCTCAATATGATTCCGATAATGAAGAAGAATCAGACGAACAAGAAGAAGATTCTGCTGAAGAAGAACAAGAAGAAGATACGGAAGATACAGAAGATTCAGAAGAAACGCAGCAATGAAAAGATTAAAAGACTTTCTTCAAACAAAGATTGACGAAGATGGTTCTCCTGATGTAGACGGAGATGGTTGGCTTTCACCATCAGAATTGCATCAGCATTTAGATATTCAGAAAAGAGGAAAAGTCGATCTTGGTGATTATGCTGCGCATGTAATGTTCCACGCTCATCATCCAGAATACCTTGCACCATATGTTGCATCATTTAATGATGTGCAAAAAAGGCACGCTGAAGGTCAACACATGTGTGACCACGATCCGGTCTTTAAAAAATTAATGAACAAGGATTCTTTGGTTGCAACAAATTATCCTGTATATGAAGGTAGAGAAGCTGGGCATTCTGAGCAAGATCCTCCAGCAGTTTTAATAATGAGAAGAAAATCTATTCGTTTATTTCCAAACGGGCAAAAAGTTGCTTTATATTACGTCGATAAAATTAACAAGTATGTTACTGTACCATATGATGGTATTATGCAACTATCTACCGAAGAAACTGTATTAGATAAAATTAAAATTGTTGCCGAACAAAAACAAAAAATGGTTGTTGAGCATTTAGATGGTTCGACATCCGAAATCACTCCAGAAATAGCAAACAATATAATGGCTGTTTATAAAAAAATCAATGAGACAAACAAAGAAAAAATGGCCGATATGCTAGAAGCGAGTGCAAAACATTTTCAAACTATAGTTAAGTTTTCCAAGGAATAAAAATGGCAAACCAATTCTCATATCAAGTTTTAAAAGACGATACACAACATGTCATTGTTAAACTAACAGGTTCTTTTGATGGTTCCGGGCAAGAAGATAATGTGTATAGAATTCAAGCAAACACTTTTTATGGTGCTCTTGCTACCAACGGTTTCCCTGTTGCTAATGTTTATGGTGGATCCGCGAACACCACTCTTTCGTATTATGCATTAACAGTGAATAGAGTTTGGTATGACACAGATACTAGTTCTGGTTCAGTTGAACTTTATTGGGCAAATACGGCAAGTGCAACAGCAGAAGATGGAGTACCACTTTTGTTCATGCAAGGAAACGGAACATACGACGGTGATGGAAGTTGGATTACGATTAAAAATCCTACTGTAACTGCAAACAATAATGGTGATATTGGAATACATACTCGTGGGCAAGTAGCTAATGCGTCTTACACAATTATTTTAGAGTTAAGAAAAGATAACGCTTACTATCAGCGTGGGCAATTTAATGATCCTGCTGCATTTAACTATGGTGCATTTACACTTAAACCATAATGTCAATAATTAAAGAACGAATTGAGCGTTTATTTGAAAAGAAGTTGCTCGAATTAAATGAGGGCAACGTACAAAAATTTGGTAGAACAAAATTAGTAAAAGTAAGAGTACGAGGCGGTAAAGTACAAAGAAGAAAAAAGTTCTCTAGCGTACCAGGGTATACAATAAGAGGTGGCAGACTTGTTAGAATGTCACCTCAAGAAAGACGAAAAAGAAAAATGGGTGCCAGAAGAGCTAAAATTAAACGTAAAAGTAAATTAAACACAATTCTTCGTAAAAGAAGAATGTCACTTAGAAGAAGGGCTTCTTTGGGGGTAAGATGAAACTAATTAAAGAAATAACAGAAACGGTACAATACCTTACAGAAGAGAAGGACGGAAAGAAGTCACTTTTTATTGAAGGTCCTTTCCTTGTAGCCGAGAGACAAAATAAAAATAAACGCCTCTACGAATACAATACTTTAAAAAAAGAAGTAGATCGTTATACCCAAGAATATATCAATAAGAATCGAGCTTTTGGTGAATTAGGGCATCCTGATTCACCAACTATTAATCTGGATCGCGTATCACACATGGTTACCGGTTTAAGAGAAGATGGTACGCAATGGGTTGGTAAAGCAAAGATTCTCGATACACCAATGGGTAACATTGCAAGAAATCTAATCGAAGGTGGAGCTATGCTAGGAGTTTCATCAAGAGGTATGGGTTCTCTTAAAATGGTCAACGGTGTCAATGTTGTACAACCCGATTTTTATCTAGCCACAGCGGCAGATATTGTGGCCGACCCTTCTGCACCTGGTGCTTTCGTGCAGGGAATTATGGAAGGCAAAGAATGGATGTTAGT